AACCCCTGGTGTTTTACTAAACTCATTTTAATTCCTTTATCGTGAGAGTTGATTGGCGAATGGTGTAAGCCTCTTTTGCCGGTGTTATCTTTGTTGGCTGGGCTTTATATGTACGGGTTGGCCATGAGATCCGATACTCACCAGCAATTCCTGATGTGCGGTTCTTAAGCATTCCCATAATCTCTGTTTGAATCTTGGAGTTTTCCTCTTCTGCTTTTGTAATTTTTAACTTGTTTTCTATAAGTAACTTAGTTAACTCTTCAGCATAAGTATCTAGTACTACTGGCTCATCGTCTGAGCCTGATGCCCAAGTCCTTGCCGCATCTTTAGGATTAATTGGTGGGTAATAATCAATCTCACCAGTATTTTTATAACGATCTAGTTTGTCCTGGAATGTCTTTGATGTCTCTTGGATGAGCCGTAATGTCGGAAGATGTTGCTCAAATAGGAAGATTCGTAACTGCGTACCCTGATAAAGCGTACATACCGCGCCCCATCCAGCTTTCATAATTGACATCTGTGCTTGCAACTGTATAGGCCCACGATACAGAGGCAATACATCCTCCGCTGGCATCGATGTTAGCTTGGCCTCCAGCACACCCATACCATCAAGCGTGATCGAGTCCTTGCCAACAATATAGATGCCATTATCTGGATCGCTGACAATGGTCTGGCCCTTGCCATATGCTGTGCCATCTAAAGAACAACTCAGGGGCCATTTATCATGAAAGAATGGAACCTGGTAATCAATCTCCAGATCCTTGCAATTCAATCGATTGGCGGCCTCCAGCAGAATGGTAGGTTCCATTTTGTTACCCCATCCCATTGCCTCATTAGATATATCAGGCGGTGATATACCATTGATGGCATCGATAGACGAGAGCAACTCATCGTTAGGTGATCTATACACGCTCATGCCGCAGACAGCCGGTAATCGGCTGGCCGAAAGCATATCATTTGGGGTTACTTTTCCTACCATGTCAAATCTCCGTTGGTGTTTTTGATTCAAAGTATGCGGCCAGGCTGATAGCGTATCGCGCTACCTCTGCCGCAATATCGCTGGCGGCCTGGTTGTTGTTTGCTTGTGCGGCCTGGTGCATCATTCGCATAAGTCGGTCAATGCGTAATAGGTATTCAGAGTAGTCCATCATTTTGCCCTCTTCATTGCAACCATAGTCGGCGCTTTCTTAAGCCAATAGCGTTTCCACTTGTGAGTTGGCCTATCTGGATCGTGTTCGTATTCATCCTCAATCTGCCACCCCCTGGAGCGTAGTTGGTGGATGTAGTGCGCCAAGCGCGTGATGCCATAAGACTGTATGGCGTGCCAGCTTGTAATACCAGTACGCTTACGAGATTTAAGATGGCTCATTACTTGTTCTAATTGTGTATTCACTTCAGTTTCCTTTCATTGCGAATTGAAATTGTGCGGTAGTACTCCCATTTCTTAATTACTTCTTTATCTTCAGATGGTGGAGTCCATCCAACTTTACGAAATATCTTTGAGATATCAGTTTTGACTGCTTGTGTATAAGGCACATCAGGATTAAGAATGTTCATAAATTCTCCTTAAGCAAAAGATATGATTAAAACAAAAGCAATAAGCGCTATCGCACCTATAACCCTGTCTGCAATTGACTCCTCCGACTTGTACAAATCTTTGGATGATTTATTGTGCTGATTAAATGACTGCATGGTTAACTCTCCTTAAAAGCTGTGCTACTTGGGCTGGATGCCAGGTCTCATTGCCCCTGGCGGTTTTAATGCCGCGTAACTGCAACTCTGCGGCCACATCACGCAAGTTGGAACCAACTTGAGCGACAATACTTTGAAGTGATGGTGCAACTCTGAAAGCATATGCATTAGCTTTGGCTTGGATGGCCTCTATACCGCGCTTAGAGCCTACTTCTGGTGTTGGACTACCCAAGACAGTACCGCGAACCTTAGCGGCCTGTAGGGCGGCTTTAGTACGCTCAGATATCTTGCGTGCCTCCCACTCAGCAAACACAGCGGCCATCTGTAGGAATGTGCGGTCGGCCTCTGGCATATCAACTGCGATGAACTGCACGCCAGACTCCAACAGGCCAGAGATGAAGTGAACATTACGGGCCAAGCGATCTAACTTAGCAATCACCAGGGTGGCCTTATTCTTTTTTGCCAAGGCTAGAGCGGCGGCTAACTGTGGGCGGTCAGCTTTACGGCCTGACTCGATCTCTGTAAACTCCGCGATGAGTTCTTTGCCAGCGCAGTACTGTGTTACTGCTGATTGCTGGGACTCAAGGCCAAGGCCCGATTGGCCCTGACGCTGAGTTGATACGCGATAGTAGGCTACAAACATAATTAAGCCTCTACTTTCTGTGCGCGTACCATATTACGGGTATCGGTGTACTCAAAGAAGTAATGCTTTACTTGATTGATTACTTGATTGGCTCTTTTTGTATCGCCAGCCGCAATTAATTCTTGTACATCAGACAACATACCAGCCAAGCGCATATTGATGTTGTAGGCTGTGTAGAAGGATGCCTCTAAGGTTTCTACTGGTGTGCCAAGCATTTCTTTTACTGTACTCATGGTGTTAACTCCTCTATCTGGGTGGTTAAAAGCGATATCGCTTAGGTATGACTTTACCACACTCAAAGTACTCGTCAAGGACTAAATGTAGTTTTACAACAGTTATTTACTAGGTGTTTTCCCTAGTTATTGCGCTACTGGTAGTCATCCTGTATGCTCACAGATATCGGATAGTACTGACACTATTCAGCACGAGATAACGAGGTTATAAGTCTAAAAAGACTGTGCTATCCGGTCCCACAAACAGGAGAAAAGATGTCAGAACTAAAACCATTCCTAGTGCGATTGCGCCCAGATGTTAGAACATTGTTAGAGCAGACGGCCCAGGAGCGAAAGAAACCCATAGCCAGCATTATTAATGAAGAGTTAAGAGCATCTCTTGGTAAGCAAGGAGATCTAGGCCAGCGTCTAACGCAGATGCTTGCGTGATAATCCTTAACCTACCATTTCCACCGAGCGTCAACACCTATTACAGGCGTGGCGCTCATGCCACCTACATGAGTAAGCAAGGGCGCGAATATAAGAAGGCCGTAGCTAATTACATCTCCGAGTCAAACACTCCCAAACTGGGATCTGCCAGGCTTTATTTGGAAGTTGTTTTGTGGCCCAAGGATAAGCGCAAATACGATATAGATAACCGCGTCAAGGCCTTACTGGATAGCCTCCAGGACGCTGGCGTATTCGATGACGATGAACAGATAGATCAGATCAATGTCTATCGCGGCAATGGAATATTTAAGGGTGGCCAGGCAAGAGTAATGATTGAGACATTGGAGACCGAATAATGAAATATATTGAGAGGAATTATGAATGAGTTGGCTTTATTCTCAGGCGCTGGTGGAGGAATACTTGGGGGCAAACTGCTTGGATGGAGAACAGTCTGTGCCGTTGAGTGGGAATTATACCCAGCAAGCGTATTGTGCGCCAGACAAAATGACAAAATTCTCCCGACTTTCCCGATTTGGGATGATGTTCAAACCTTTGCCGGAACAAGCTGGCGAGGAATTGTTGATGTCGTATCAGGCGGCTTTCCATGCCAAGACATCTCAGCCGCTGGAAAAGGAACAGGAATTACCGGAACCCGAAGTTCAATGTGGAAACACATGGCAAGGATTATTGGCGAAGTACAACCCAAATTTGTCTTTGTGGAAAACTCCTCAATGCTTACTAGAAGAGGACTTGGAACAGTCATTGGAGACCTGGCCAGCATGGGGTATGACGCGGAATGGGGAGTCATATCAGCGGCAGATGTTGGAGCCAAACACTTGCGAAAGAGAATATGGATTGTTGCCGGACAATGTGACTTTCTTTCACACTCCAACAACGGGATCAAGCGGTGGGAGCAACAGTCGCAAGGCGATGGCCAAAAGGAATGTAACCTGGCCAACTCCAACAACGGGAACCGGAGGGGGGAGCGCCGGAGGATCGGGAGCGAGGAAAATAGCCAAAGCAAATGGAACCTATGTCCCATCTTCAATCAACCCGAACCTTTACGAGTGGTTGATGGGTTGGCCGCAAGAGTGGACAGACTTAAAGCCGTTGGAAATGGACAAGTTCCACAAGTGGCGGCTCTTGCATGGCGAGTTCTTAGTGAAAGATTAAAGACATGAGCCACGAGAATGATTTATATACCAAGGCCGTACAGGCCGACAGTTCAATTACCGGCAAGCGCTGGTGTAGCAACTGCCAGATGGGCAAAGACTTTAGAAATGGTGCATGGATAATAAGCGCAAACAAAAGACAAAAGCGGTGGATGTGCAAGGATTGCTGGGATCGGAAACAAGCCAGGGAAAAGAAGTAGATGAGGACAGGCTCAGATGTTTCGCTTGTAATCAAGTTCACCCAGGAGGGCGGCTACTTCGTCTGCCTAATGGCCAGACAGTCGGAAACTACTCGGAAGAATTCCGCTTGTATGCTGAGGCTAAGTCAATACTCAAAAGATTTAGAACTAGAAAGACCAGACAACTGTACCTCGCGAGGGTGGCAGAACTGCGTGGCCATGCTGGCTATGACGCGCTCCGCAATGCCATGTTAGAGATATACAACCGAGAGAATAAGCAATGATTTGTATCAATGAAGAGTGCGACAGCCAAGACATCAAGGTGGCCGAGACCAGGCACCATGAGTTCAACAACTGGGTCTGTAGACGCAGAGTCTGTAAGGATTGCGGATACTCTTGGTGGAGCAATGAGATACCGCATTTTCAGTTGCCACCGAGCCTGGTATGAACCCTATTTACTTTTCTACCATTATGCGTATAGACTACGAGGACGGGGCCATAACCCAGCCCTTGAGAATGGAGCATTGCCAGACTCAGATAAACGCAGTCGAATCGTGGGGAAAGTTCATGCTACCAAGCATCGAGTCCAGTTCCGCGGAGGTGAATAACCCAGACAAGGCGATAAACGATAGATGCTCTCTGAAAAGAGATATCCCGTACATATATACGGGTGAGGTTCTATGAAGGTTTTAACCGGGGATAAACCAAACTTCCAAATCCCTAAGCAACCCAAAGTCAAGATAAAGCCAGCGCCACCAGATCAGCGGCAGATAGCGGTAATGCCAATCAAAGCGTTGACAGATAAAAGATTGAATGGTGGATGCGTCAGAGTTCTAGCATTGATATGCAGTTATGCAAACAGGGCTGGAATCACTTGGGTCGGGCAAGCGAGGCTGGCACAAGACCTACAAACCAACAAGCAGTACATATCGCGAATGATGGGAATACTGCGAAATGCTGGCTACATCGAGACGCTGACCAAGGGCGCTAAGAATAGCCACACCGCCACTACAAGAGTTATATATAACAAGTCTATCAATCACTTAGATGCGATAGCTTTAGTTAATGAAGAGTCTAGAAGTCCACAGATGATTAAACAAGAGGAGAAGTACATGGAAAAGATGCTCAGCAAGGGGTCTAAACGGGCGCGTAAGACGATTAAATTACCAGTTAAGGCTGAGGCACTAGCGGTGATAGAAAAGGCCAAGGTTGCGGTTGTAGTGGATCATAACAATGTCGAGGGCATAGTCCAATCGATATATAGAAGTGTGTTTTTTAAAGATAAATTAATAAATGATTTGGATTTGAAAGGATTTGAAATAATAGCAATGTGTCAAATTCGGGAGCAGATGCTCAGTCGAGACCTAGAATTGTGGTTGAGCGCGAGGCCAGGCGAACCCGACAGCATCGTTGACTTTGCCAGGGCGCTGATGGATGAGAACTGCTCTGGTTGCTAGGCAATGTAGGTAGATAGGGGCTTGTAACAAACCCAAATGGTCGTATGGAATTGCAACGGGGGTATAGGGGTGGTGTATTACGCACAAAGCAAGGTGGTCTCGCACATAGCGCCAGAGGTCGATTACAGCAAGGCGGCATACCCTCCCCCCCTGTCTCCCACTATGGTGGGGGTGTCCCACTCAATTTTTCCCAGGTATTTTCAAAAAAGGAGTCTTAACATGGATGACCAAGCAAAGTTGCAAAGAGAACTGCATAGCGCCGTACTAACTATGCTTAGACAAGGGTTTACCCTACAATCCGTAATTCATGCGCTAATCGTGGAGTCAGAAAAGTTATCTGACTGTGCGGCAGTAGTACAAGCAGTTAACGAATTTAACCACCAACCATAGATAGGTATAAACAATGGCATACGATAAGCCTTTTGAGATTAAGCCAGGCAACTTTCAGTTATTTAAAAACACAAAGAAAGTAGATCAAAAACACGCAGACTGGACAGGCACTATCAAGCTACCGGATGGGCGCGAGTACTGGTTCAATATGTATAACAAGGAAGGCGCTAAGGGAGCCTATTTTTCTGGATATATTGGGAAAGAGAAACAGCAGTTAAATGCTCCGGCATCGTTTAATAGCTTTGCGCCATCAGTCATTGGTAGGCCAGAGAACTACGCAGAGGTAGCGCCGTTAGATGATGTGCCGTTCTAATGGCCACAACTAGGCCAAAGGCTAAGGTAGCAAGTCAGATTCCATCCCTACAAAATTGGGGTGGGATCCGATCGATACAAAAGAGGCTAGAGAGGTCAGCCACCATAACAGAGAATCGTGAGGCGGTGGCCTACTCTTTGCTCTGTATGGCCAACACGAAGATTACAGACATCATGGAGTGGGACGATGAGGGCAAAGTTAAGGTTAAGGCTAGTAAAGATATTCCTGACCATGCCTTGCAAGCCATCAAAAGTCTTAAAGTTAATAAGGATGGTAATTTAGAGTTGGAGTTATACGACAAGGTTGGCGTACTGCGTCTGTTGGCCAAGGCATCAGGTCTCCTGGATAACCCAGAAGAGTCAGATAAGCCATCAGTTATTGGCATCAACATCAGGCCACCAGATGTGCAAGATGTGGAAGTTGATTAAAAAACAACAATAGCTATTGCTTTTTATTTTGTAGTCATTAATATCTGGGTTAAGCGATATCGCTTACAACTTGGAGAATAATGTGACTACATTTACCACCGATGACCTCAAAAAAGTCCAGCAGATGCCGACAGTTATCATTGATTCTGGGGCCAGCTATGAAGAGCCTATTCCGTTTGCTGGCATAGTAGAGATAAGCCCAGATTGGGAAGAGGAAGATATCTTGCTTGATGACATTACCAACCCAAGAACAAATCATATCGGCGAAAGATGGAGCGAGTGAGTTTTACTATCTATACGCATGATGGCATGAAAGTTGTTCAATGGTTTAAAAATGTAGATGAACTACTGAAATCAATGCTTAATAACCCTAAAGACAGATACCATAGAAATGAATGATCCAGTAAACCATCCTAAACACTACACCAGCCACCCATCAGGGATTGAATGTATCCAGGTTACAGAGCATATGGGGTTTTGCCTTGGCAACGCCGTTAAGTACATCTGGCGTGCTGACGAGAAACACGATGCTATTGAGGATCTGCGTAAGGCCAAATGGTATATTGAGCGCGAAATAGCTAAGAGGATTAAATGAATACAGAAGAATGGAATAAAGGTTACGAAAAGGGCCGCGATGACTATTGCTGTAATGGTAACTGCAATCAAGGTAGAGATTGCCCTTTACGCACAAAGACACTAACAGATGAGGAAATAATTAATATAGCTAAAGAACACATACATCAAAAACTTGAAGGAGAAAGATTTGGTTATTTAGATTTTTCTAGAGCAATACTAAGAAAGGCACAAGAGTGAAAATACTTAAATGGTCTGGAACCACCTTGTGTTTAATTGGTATAGCGCTTACCAGCTTTAATGTTTATCCATTGAATATTTTGGTTGGGTTTATCGGCTCTTTATTGTGGGCCGCGGCTGGATATATGCAAGATGATTTGCCGTTATTGGTGGTTGAGTTGGTGGCAACTGTCATCTATTTTTTTGGGATAGTAACATATATGTTAATAGCGCTAAGAAACTGGGGAATACTATGAGAAAGCTATTATTTGGTGCATTATTTTGTGTAGTATTTTGCACAAAATCCTACGCTCAAGTTACTTTTATGACTGATGGCCTGGGGATGCCAGTAGGCCTAGTGCAGACTATTGCGAATATGAACTACTACTCAACTGCTCGCGGTATGCCTGTGGCCGTAGAGACTAAGAAGGGTAATACTTCTTTCTATTCTGATGGCCTACTAAAGCCAATCGGCACATCATACACACCTACAAACCCTAATCCATTGGATTCTGCATTTGCCCAGCCAGGGATGTTTACATCTATCTGGGATAAATAAATGTGCATGAATTTTCAATAAATTTATACATATGGGTATCAATATGTATACGCAATCAATACCTATAGGTTACAACTCTAATGGGTCGAATCCAAGTTCATTGGCTACCATCTTGCAACGGGTTCTAAATGCTTTTCCATGTTGCATCCATTTATCGCCTTTTTGGCGGTGAAAACTCATATGTATACACTCATGTGCCAGCGTAGTTAAAAGAGTGTAGTAGTGGCCACACCTGGCTGATGAGACTGTAATCGTATGCTCGTAATCTTCCCCGGTATCGTACAGATAAGTACCCATCGTTTCTGGGTCAATTGTGACTATAAAATCAATTTCTTCTGGCAGAGGCATATTCCATTTTGTAAATGGATAGCAACAGTAAAGAGAGGCGTATAGGTTGCGAACAACCTCTGGGGTTATTTTCATGCCATTATGCGCTAGATTTTATTGATGCATCCTCTAAACTCAAACTCATCCTCACCGCAGACTTGGATTAGTTCTGGCAACATCAGGCGGCCACGCTCAAAAGACAATAGGGCAAACCCTGATCGCCAATCTTTTGGGTTGTCCTCGGTGTAGTGTACAAATTGCTCTGAGTTTGGATCCGCTAAGGTTCCGGTCTGTACCCCATATCGCGTGCCATTATAGTCAGTCACCGGTTGAACGGCGAGATTGTGCGTATGGCCAGTAATGATATTAGTACCGCTCGCAACCGAGTTGGCCCTACCGGCCCCAAATCCACCCTTAAACCGATGCTTGATTACAGTATCTGAGTTAACCCAATAAGACCAACATGGTTTCCACATAGGAAAGTGGTCTTTTAGTGTCATTCCTTTAACGCCCTCATACTGCGGAGCCTGTGCCGCTAAGAATGTTTCAAAGCGTGCGTCATGGTTTCCTAAAGTCCAGATTAATTCTGCGCCTTTAGATACTTTTTCAATGCCGCCCATAAACTCCTGGCACGCCTCTAACTCTTCTTTGACTGATGGGGTTTGAGACCAGCCTATTCTTGGGTGCCGGGATGCCTGGGATCCGTCAAATACATCCCCATTTGCAATCACAACCTTTGGCTTAAATTCTTTGATAATCATCAATAGCGCTCGATAAGCGGTAGTGTAATCATCTGGCCAG